AAGGTAGGTATGTTGATGAAGCACCGTCTAAACTCATTATCTACTACAACCACGGATTTTAATCTAACCCTATAACACAGAATGCCAAAACCGAAACTGCTGAAACCTGCTGGTCGGAGAGCGTTAAAGAACGGAGGAACATTACAGGAAGAGGCGGATGATAACTCGTGGAAAAATTGGTTTTCAAACATCTGGTCGGCACTGACCAGTGATGAACATCTTCCCAAGCGATTCCGACTGTTCATCAAGAAGTACGGTCGTGAGAAAGTGAAGAGTGTCCAGATGGTTCGAGCCCCTGTGGCGAAACCAGCCATCTATGCGATGCAGTTGCTTACGGCGGGCAACTTCGATGAGTTCAAGAGAAAAGCGGGCATTGATGCCGTCTATCACACGGGCATTGTGTTCAATGGGAACCTTGTGGTGGAGAAGCTGGAGAAGTTGGAGGGACGACAGGATGCCTCTTACTTGAACCAAGGTGGCAAGGCGGAGGTCTTTGATGTCCCTATGAAGGGGAAGGACATTACGATTGCGGAGTTCGTAGAGAATGGACGAAAGAAGATGGGAACCAACTTCTATACGTATTCGGTGTTTGGTGGGAACTCGTGCCAGGACTTTGTGGCGAACATTGTATCTGCGAATGGATTGATGACTCCCGATGGTCAGAAGTTTATTAAGCAGGACATCGACAGACTTGTGAAGGAACTCCCACAAATAACACAGGTAGGAGCGAAGGCGGTTACGGATAAAGCGCGTGACCTTACGAACGTGGGAGAGGAACTGCTGTACAAGCGAGGAGGCGTGATTCAGGCAGGTAGTTATAATCGCTTCTAATACCAGAGAGATGACCTCTGAATTAACACGGGCATTATGCCCCCTTGATAATCAGAAAGATACCACCAGTAACCCACTACCTAGAAAGTCCTGTAATGTAGCGTTCTTTGGTCGCCGTGGGTGTGGTAAGACGACACTGCTTCTCAATCTACTGATGCGGAAGGAGAGTCCGTGGTATAAGTTCTTTGACCTCATTTTTCTTGTTTCCCCTACGGCACGAAACGACGATAAGATGAAAGACTTGATTGATGACATTGGTGACCAGTACTATGAAACACTGAATAACGAAGTTCTCCAGGACATTATGGATAGATGCGAGGCACACACAAATATGCTGTCTAAGAAGAAGAAGAAGAGGAAGGGTGATTATTGTATTATTTACGACGACTGCATTCACATGATTAAAAGCAAGCACGCCAACTTGATTAATAAGTTAGCCACACAGAACCGTCATATGGGAATCAGTAACGTCTATCTACTACAAAAATACAACTCTTTCATGCCTCCTCTTCTCCGGTCTAATCTTGACTGTACAGCCTTCTTCCGAACAGAGAACCAAGCAGAACTGGATTCATTCTTGAAAGAGATTGGAACAAATGAGGACAAGCTACGGAGCATCTATGACTATGCCACGGATGAGAAGTTCTCGTTCTTATTCATTAACAACTACTCCCACCCGATGAAGTTCTACAAGCGGTTTGACCAGATAGAATGGCGAGAAAAAAAACCTACTGAGTAGTATAGATGCCACTCGGTTCCGTTAGTGCAGTGAAGGTTCGTATGCCTAAAAAAGCTAAGGAAGAAGATGCCATGAAACGTGGCGGTAAAGCCATGAAAGACGAAAGCGTGAAGCAAGTCGTCAATGTCATGGTCAATAGCGATATGAAGAAGCCACGTATGAAGAAGGCGAAGAAGGCGAAGAAGAAACTCGTGGCAGGTGATATGGTGATGCTACAGAGTGGTAGGATTCCTGCTCCTAAGTCGGGTGTTATGGGGGCGGGTCGTCTTCAATCACCAGGATTGCTCTTTGGTGGTGCCATGCCTTCTCCCTTACAATCCAGTAGTTACGCCACTGCTCCTCAGGTCGCCAAGCCATTCTCTCGTGTAGAGTTCATTGGTTCATCGGATGAGTTCTACAATCGTAATCGTAACAAGAGCGATGATATTATGATTTCAGTGAATCCCTCAGACATTATTCCTGATGTGACACCAAGTCAGCGTCTGATTCCCTCACAAAATAAGAACACTCCCTATGACTACAAAGCCAATGAATATCATGATTTCATGACAAACCAAGTGATGGTAGGTCGGACACCCGTTCTTGCTCGTGCGGATACCACACCATCAGAACGAGCGGTCGCTAGTCAGCCATCTGCAGGTTATCTGATGACACATTCTCCTCTACGTGCGACAGTAAATAACTTGAGAAAGGCTCTTGATGCTTCTGAACCTGAGATAGCACCTGAGAAAGGGGATGATATTCCCAATGCGGGACGAGCCATGTCCTCTAAGGAGGCACTCGCTTCTCCAAATGCTCATGAATATTACAAAGCACGGGCAATGGCTTCTCCGCAAGTACAGAATACATTAAAGAAGAACTTTCCAGGTCACTCCCGCATTATTACGGATTCTCCTGAGGTTGTCCCCAATCCCACACTGCGACCAGCAGACCAGCGAACTCCTGGATTTGCGTACCAGAAGGCACGAGGTGGTTCCGTCTTTTAACAGATAGATAGCAGAACATTTAAACAGAAGAGAAAGAAGATGATGCTAACAATAAAGTCAATAAAGTCCATGTGTATCTATTGAGTGAATGGAATCCATTCTCTAAATAGATGGAACCTCCGAAGCAAGTTGAACCTCCGAAGCCGAAGCCAAAGAAGCCCAAGAAGAAAGCGGAGGGAGTGAAGAAGATGACGATACAGACAGGAACATTCGTGTTGGTGTTTGATTAAAGCCAGATGATGGCAGTGAATACAATCGGTGGTATGGTAATCTTGAGAGCCGTAAGAATCTCAGCAAGGGCGAAGCTCTTGATGTATTCCCACATAGAAGTAATCGCACCACCGATTACTTTGACACACACCCAAGAAACCACCCTAAAAAAGTACGGGCGATGGAGGGCGACTGCAGTTTCTCATTGAGTAGCTGACGGTTGAAGTCCTCCTTGGAGATGGCTCGGAGAGGAAACTTTGTAAGGGCTACAGCGGAGAGCTGGTCGATGAACTTTTCGCCCTTATGATAGAAGGGAACATAGGCGATGACTCCGTACTTGGAGGTGTCGGTGAGTCCCAACATGGAACGGGCATTCTTATCACGAACATCCACAAACAGATAGTCCCACGCAGGGAGAGCGGAGAGTGGGATGTTCATGTACCGGTCATCCCATCGGACGCACTTGCCGTGGAATTGAAAGAGAAGGAGTTCTTCTGCTTCAATGTCTTTGGTATGAACGATGATGAGGCGGTCTGGGTCGGCGACTGAAGCCTGAATGGGTGGCAGAGCGGGGGCTGATAAATCCATCGGAGGAATCACTTGAGGGACAACCACTGGCGGAAGTGGAATGTAACTGCGCGGGATTTCCATTTTGTTATAATAGAGGATTAGAAAATCATTGGGTGGAGCCCGTCATAAAGCTGAAAAGATATGATTTATGCCATAAAGCATGATATAAAGTAGAAAATATATGGTTTATACGCGATAAATGGGCAGTTTAGGGCTTAAACAAGTAATTAATCCGGATTAATTACTTGTTTAAGCCTTATAAAGCGTAAATATATCTAAAAAAGCATCTATTTTCAGCTTTATGGCTGGCTTTATGGCTCTTTTGGTTTATTCGCTGAGCCCAAGGGGGTCCCCTTAGGCTTTTTCATGTACCGTAGCGACGAGTCATGGCTCTCGGATTGTACCGTTGAACTGTGGTACAATATTTTGGACATTAAGTACTCCGTGTTCAAAGCATTCGATGGCTTCTTTGCCAAAGCGGAAGAGCGTTTAAACAAGCTGTAAAGTAGATGGATAATTACTACGGCAAGACAATGGAACCAGACAGGCTCTTCTGGTCGTGCTCTCACGAAGATGAGGAGGATATCATTAAGCAGTACTCCGCAGAGCCCTACTTCTGTAAGGCATGGGCAGGATGGCGACGAGCCTTACATCACCACATGTTTCTGGTGTGTCTCTTTGAAATGGAGGATGGTGACCATCCATTGTTGAAGTATAGCGTTTATAATCCAAAGAGAAATATCTATCCACTAGTAGATGGAAGCCATCATTAAAGCCAATCGCCCCAATCTATCGTCCGGCTCACTTCGGACCTATCTTAGTATCCTCAAGAACCTTGCGAAGAGTCTCGGCGTGGAGTTTGAGTCCGCTACTGATGTTGTAAAGCACTACAAGCAGATTCTTGAGAAGGTCAAGGATATGTCGCCCAATATCCGAAAGACCCGTCTCTCGGCTTGTGTCGTGTTCTGCGAGAAAGCCCATGGTGCGGACGAAGCCCTCAAGGCATTTCGTGAAACCATGAATGAAGACCGCAAGGAGTTTAACAAAGAGCAGGACGAGCAGAAGATGTCCGAGCGTCAGAAAGAAGGCATGATTCCCTATGCCGAAGTCCTTGAAAAATATCATACGTTGGAGTCGGCTGTTCTTCCTTTATTGAAGAAAGAGAAATGGGAGAAGAAGGATTTTACTCAGTACCAACTCTACGTGCTGTTGTCCTGTATGCTGTTGATTGAGCCCCGTCGTTCCTTGGACTGGACAGAGTTCAAACTACGCAACATCAAGGATGGCGAAGGGAACTACCTAAAGCTCGTGAAGCGAAAACCCTTCCTTGTGTTTAACTGCTATAAGACCGCTGGCAAGTACGGACAGCAGATGATTGAGTGCCCTCCCAAGTTACACAAGATTATCAAGGGCTGGATGGAGCGTAATCCTCACGAATGGCTTCTGATGAACACTCGCCAGGATAACAAGATTAGTCCGACTCAACTGACCAACATCTTGTATGCGTTCTTTGAGAAGCCCATCAGTACCTCGATGTTGAGACATATCTACCTCTCTGATAAATACAAGGATTTACCCGCTTTGAGTGAGATGAAAGAACGGGCTTCTGCCATGGGTCAGTCCTTGGAGACTGCCCTTACTTACGTGAAGAAGGCTCCCTCTGCCGAGGAGATGAAGGACACTGCCACAGCGATGGCACATTCCGTGAAGGAGGACTTGCTCTATGCGAAGAAGGATGCTCCGACCAAGAAGAAGTAAAAACAAAAATGACGTCCTGCTACCGTCGCTTTTTGTTTTGTTTTATTCCGTTTGACCCTCTGCTCTCTGATTCTCTCCTTGTTGATAGGGATAGTCATTATCCCATATCAAGAAATCCTGATAACTTAGGCATGATTCAGCACTAGGTGCTTCAAAGATAATAGCAAAGAGTGCTGTACTATAAAATTCATCCTCGTCCATATCTGCTAGGATGCGAATATTATCATTGCTATGAACTGCCTGAATGGCTCTATAGAATCCATATTCATGGACAAACTTTTTTATTTGCTCATCATCTAATTCATAAATCGCATTGGAAATGATTATTTCATATTTTTCAGGAAAGTATGTCTCATACATCGCCTCTGATATAATATCATATTGTCGTTGTATTTTGGCATATAGTTCTACTACCGTTGCACTAATAAGTTCATTGACAGAAGTAATATTACTTGATTGATAGGTACGCATATTCAATTCACAGCCTAAAAAAATAGACTTTCGTCCGTCAATTTTTATTTTTTGATTTTATTTGATTATGCATTTGGAGGTTGTTCTACGATAGAGGGGATGATTGATTTTATTCCTTTAACTACATAGAACTTAGCTTTCGTAATTTTTTCCATTATACCAATATCTCTTTGATTCGTATAATCGTATCGCACTACATTAATTGTTTTAGTATTTACTTTTACGATACGACAGAATTTACCACCATGGTCATCCACATAGGAATATGGAGCAATAATATCATTTACTTTTAATTGATTGACATCATTTACCTGAACTACTGTGAATAAACTCATTTCTTGGATATTTTGACATCTTACTATTTCTGATTTTGGTCCGTCAATTTTTATTTATAAAATCTAAAGAAATAGCAAATCAATAAATCAATGAGCTACAGCCGTGAATACTACTTGAAGAACCGTGCGGTCATGATTGACCGTCAAACTACCTACTACCAGAAGAACCGTGAGCGGTACCGTGAATACATGAAAGAATACAATAAGAAGTACTTTGCCTCCCACTATGTTCCCAAGCCTCCTCGGGAGAAGAAGGTGAAGACTCCCAAGACTCCCAAGGTGCCGAAGGAACCCAAGCCTCCTAAGGAGAAGAAGCCGAAGAAAAATACAAAGGAGCCTATCACCATGCGAATGGAGACGGGCAATTTTGTACTCTCTTTTTTTGATTGATTCTGTTTTACTCCTCCATCTTCTTGAGCAATCGCTGTTCAAGAATATGGTGTGCCATCGTCTTCCAACTGTAGCACTTGTCACCATAATCTTCCACCAGTTCTTTCATCACATCGCCCTCATAGGCGTAGATAATCAGCATCGCATCTTTCATGGTCATGATATTGACCTCGTGGTTAATCATCTCAATCATCACATCATATACATCCGCATCAATGCTCTCATCATGAGTCATATCATAGTAGATATGGCTCACAAGGTTGTTCAGCGTGTCAGTGGCGATGCGGGAGTAGTTCTGCACCGTGATATGGGTAGCAGTGTTAATGTTCTCGTCTTCTTGGTAGTTCATCTCAGTCTATTTTCTTCTTGAGTCGTCTTTCTCTTTTCCATTCTTTTCGTTTCAAATTTATATAAAATTTGAAACGGGATTCTGCCGAGGTTTCATGCTGAACGCAATCATTCATGGAAGAATATACATTCACAGAACGACACGCCGAGGTATTCTCACGCTTTATGGTAGCGATTGCTGATAAGCTAGACACTCAACTAAAGGAACTCAATGAAGATGCGGACCGTGAGGAATGGCTCCGTAATAAATGTGATGACAACGGACATGCGTACTTTAAATACAATTCATTCAATGGCTGGGCTCTACAGATGGAGTGGTGCAATGCGTCCGAGTCAAGTGATACGACGATAATTGGAATCTCAATTGAGTTATCTCATGTGAAAAATCCAGATAGACCCGTTGGATGCTGGGACTATGGAAAGCAGAACTTTCATCGCTTGGTAGGAACTCATCATCCGTGTTCAGAGTGTGGAACGATGGAACATACACTTATGATTTCAGAGAAACTCGCTACTACGTATGATAACTACTTCTGCGACGATTGCTTTTCAAAGATAATCAAACACAAGGAGGAATGCTGTTGCTGTATGGAGAACAACTATGCAGTCTGGTATAAGCTCCCTTGTAACCATGTTCTTCATAAGAAGTGCTTTGAGAAAATTGACCTAGATGGTACGCCGAATTATAGACGCAAATGCCCACTCTGCCGTCAAAAAGCAAACTGTCATGAAGTCGTATATCTCTAATACAGTACAGGGGGAGCAACGAGACGGCGGTCTTTTTGCTATAAAATTGAAACGGGCGTACATGCCATAGATTTTATAGCCCGGCACGATTTCCTTCCCGGTACGATTTTAGCCCGGCGTGTTTTCCAAAGCCTAAAAAATAATCTCAACTCAAGATATAGAAGATGCCAGCACCAACCATTATCTGCGAGTTCTGCCCCAATAGCCATGAAATGCGTCGTGACGCCTACTGCTCCCATGTAAAATCCAAGCACATGAAGGAACTTGGCGTACTGCTTCTTGAGGACTTCAAAGAGCATAACGTTTGTACGCTATCCTCCTATGCCTCTTCGTTGAAGACATCTTCCCTGCCCATTTACTCTAAAATGTATGAGGATGCGGAATACTGGTTCGGTGTCAAGCCACTGTTTTATCATCGCGAGAGCATTGAACTGCCCTATGACCCCAATCGCCCCGATGTGAAACAAAAGCCCTATCGAGAAGATAATGAACTGCGTGATTACCTGCGACGTGAGGAGAACTTGAAATCGCATCGTGACTTCTTGGAAGAAATCTTACAAGGCATCTCACTCGTTGAGTTCATCGGCTACAAAAAGGACATCGTCGTTCGTAATCCTGATATCCAGTTGATGAAGAAGGAGTTCCTCTCCTTGAAAGAAGAACATGCCCACCTGATTGACTCCACCACAAAGGAGATTCAACGCCTGAAGAGGGAGGTTGAGATGTGGAAGGAAACCGCTGACGAGAAGGAGTTCATCGCTGACTTGAAAAAGGATAATGCTTATCTCCGTTCCGCACAGCGAGTCGCAAAGAACGAGGTAGAATGTATGAAGGCAGAACTCATCCGAAAGAATAAGGAGTTTGATGAACACTGGTCCGATATCAACATGTCACGAAACGCGGAAGTGATTGCTCTAGAGCATCGTGAAGAACAACACGTTAAAGAGATTGCGTCCCTGAAGGAGAAACTGGAGAAACAACAAACCAAAATCAAGGCAGAAGCTCAGAAGCTGTTTGACAAGGAGAACGAAGCCAAGAAGAAGAAGGCGGAGAGGAAGGCAGAGAAGAAGGCAGTAGAAAAAATGAAGGCGAAGAAGGCTCTCAAGAAGGCAAAGAAGCTCGCCGAACTATCATCCGACTCCGAATCCGGCTCTGACTCCGAATCCGGCTCTGACTCCGACTCCGATTAGGGTAAATTTGAAATGGCTGGCTTATTTTTTTATATGGCTGAAAATGCCAAAGACATTAACTGAATCAGGAATCTACTACAACCACCTCACGAGCGTTCTGAAGGAGCACTCAAGCTATCCAGAGCCATCCCTTATGAGCCACAAACATCTGTGTAGCGAATGGATTGTGATTCAATCGTACTATGATGAGGATGCTGGACTAAAATGTATCTGTGGAAAGGAGAACATCCATTATGTCAATTTGATTAAAAATCGACATAACGGATTCACCCTTGACCCCATCGGTTCATCCTGCATCAAACGGTTTGAGATACAACCGCTGGATATCGTGTGTATGTGTTGCTCCAAGCCACTGACAAGCGATAATGCGTTTCTTCAGAGCTATCTGAAGTACAAGCCCGTAACCACATCATCGCTCATCGTCGGTCATAAAAAATGTGCCAAGACACTCTTTCGCAATGTCATACCGAGGTGTAACTTCATTCATAAGGACTTCATCTCCTACTTCAAACATCTAGGGGTATCGGTTTCAATGGACTACGATGGTAGCATTGACATGGAATACGATGACCCCAAATTGACCCCATATCTTGATATGATTTGCGTTCAGTAAAAATGTGTGCAGTAAATTTGAAATGGCTGGCTTATTTTTTAAATGGCTAAAAATGGATACGATTAAACAACTGGAAGGAGAGCTACAAAAGGAGATTGACGCATTGAAAGCGTTTGAAGCACACCGAATGGAGTATGTTGAACGTATCAAAACAATTAAGGACAACCTCAAAAAAGAACAGAATAAGCAGTACTTGTGTAAGTGTGGTTCAACCACAACATATCAGAGGAAGAGTGCTCATGAAATTACAATGAGGCATATTCTTGCGACACTGCCCAAAAAGGGCTAAGAGCGGGCAATGGGTGAATTACAACGACTAAAAAGTGTAGTGTTCCTATTTTTTGTACTGTAAATGACGGGTAAAAATAGAGGGCTAAAAAAGTACCAAAAACCCTGCCCAAATGGACTTTTTTTTCCAGACCCCTACCCTACTCATAACCAGACAGGGGGGGGTAATCAGTATATTGAATCGACCCCCTCAGAAGATTTTAGGGTCGTCACCTCTTAGGATACATACCCCCTTTTGGGCATACTTTTTACTATGTTTTTAGCCCTTTTTAAAATGTAATACAATTAATGGATACTTTGATACTTATTTTAAGAAACTGTGGGCTAAAAGTTTTACATTAGGAATCCCTGTTTTAGCCCCTATAACAAAAAATGGATACTGTTTTTCAGAAAGAGTCGTGAATACGGTACATTTGAAAGGCGTGCCATAAATAGCCACTTTATTCCATTAACACGGTACAATCATTTTAAGATGGTCGTATTGTGCCGTTCATAACGAGTGTATCAGAAAGGGCGTACTATTTTACAGTAGGATTTTTGGAATCTGCCCCTCGTTCTGTTTCCCACGTGGTCAGGAGATACTCCACCAGCTCTACCAGCCGTCCAATCGGAACAGGTGCATCAATATGAATGGGCATGTCGTGCTTGTCCTCCCTTGAGATGAAAGAAAGGATGCCATCCGCTTCTGGGTCGTACTCTTTCATCTGTCGTAGGAACCGATGCTTGTAGGCTACAGGCTTCTTGTTGTAATCGTCCAGCTCAAAGACGAACTGGTGCGATAGGGGGATGTCCAGAGGCATTTAGTAGGAGGAGAGAAAATGCGTCATCCTGAAATATTAATAAACTACGGCATTGGTAGAATGGGTTTCATCAATGACTTGACATTTGGTAATCAGTGGGAACGGAATCTTCTGAACTATGTGGAGCATGACTCGGTTCAGTACTCTCCCAAGGGATGTAAGGGATGGGATGTTGAGCTGATGCACGAAGGATGTGCCGTACGCTATGAAGTAAAGGCTGATAGACTAGCCCATCGTACAGGGAACTTAGCCATTGAGTTTGCGTGTCATCGGAAGCCATCAGGTATTACTACCAGTGAAGCGGATTACTATGCGTACTTCATCATCCGTGATGGGGAAGAGCCTGTCCTCTATCTGATTCCCACGGCAGACTTACGGCTCCTCATGGAAGACCCAAAGGAGGATTGGAGAACGGTACGGGGAGGTGATGGGTGGAGAGCTGAGATGCTACTGATTCCCTTGGTGGAACTAGAGCAATATATTTTCTGAACTCTCACTATATACAATGGGTGGTGGTAAGAGTACAATTCGTGACCCCGTCCTTCGTTTCTTTGATAACGCAGGTCGTTGGATTGCGAAGACTGCAACCACATACGTGGGTAAGATGGTTCCCGTCATTGGTGAGCCCCTTGCAAACAAGCTGAACAGCCTCTATGCCAAGGGAGGCAAGGTAACAAAACGCTTTGAAGCAGGTGGCGTGGTTCCTGATGGTTTCCGCGAGAAAGTCATCAATACACCTGCCCAGCTCATCCAGCAAATCAAGAAGTATCCCGAGGTTGCCAAGCAGTCGGGTTTGACGGTAGAAATGGTGAAAGATGCTGTCAAGGAACTGAAGGGCGTTGCCACGGATGCCTCCGCCAAGGTTGCTGATGCCGTCGCCCCTGCCAAGAAGGAGGCTCCCGCCATGGAGAAGAAGGAAGCACCCGCACCTGCTCCTGCCCCACTCGCCCCGGCTCCTCCCGCTCCTGGAATGAAAAATGGAGGACTTGCAATGCGATGCCGTGGTCGTGGCGGTTTTTAAGCTGTCCGTTCATGGTTTATGAT